TATAAAGTTGAAGCAGGTAAGGATGGTTATAGTATTGAATACAAGGCCAATGATCCTGCCATTCTAGAGTCACATAGATCTCTGAATCTGGACAAGGATAAGCGTGGATTGTTTGGTGGTGGTAGTGAGAAGCGTAATGAAACTCGCTACGATCAATACACCATGGATGGCACCCGTAACATCGGGGGAGGTGAAATAGGTGAATTGGGAAAGACAGGAGGTGTAAGCGCCGAGTGTTTGATCGCGGACGCTGGAGCACGATCTCAAGGTGCAATGGCAGGTAGTGCCATCGCTGCTGGTGTTGCCGTCCCTGCGGTCGCTGGCATCCCTTACATTGGATGGTTGGCAGGTGGTTGGGCACTGCTTCTAGGACAGAAGGCAGGGTCTGAGTTGGGGTCTCAAGTTGGCACAGTGTTTAATGACTGCTGATGGAGATCAGAGACATCCGATTAAATGATATAGACATCGGGGACGTTAAAATCCCCGAGGTCCGTGATTGGATTGTAACTCCACCTGCAGCCCTGCCACCTAGTGTCCCTGTCACAAATCAGGTCGGTGTACCCATCGTGGACATCCCTGGATGTGTAGAGGCACACGAATCAAACAATAAATCAAACACAGTCGGTAGTGATGATGAGAATGGAGTGGTCACATACTGTGATGCAGGTGTGCCATCCTTTAATCCACTAGACTATGACACAAATAAGATGGACTTTGAGTATGATACTCCAGTCCCTCCTGTAGCACCCACTAAGAATCCTGAAATCAAAGCACCTGAAGTACCTGATACAGGTAAAGCAGCGACAGCAAAGGTAGAGTGTCCTACAGAAGCACAGAAATTAAAAGAACCAGTCGGACACATCAAGGGTGACAAGAAGGTCACTGAGTATCGACTGGTTGGTAAGGAATGTATTCAGGTAACAGAGAAGTTATCTATCCCTGATCAGATTGTAGGCAATATCCCTAGTGCTGGTGCTGTGACTGCGACTGCATCGATTGCTGTCGTTGCAACGACTTCTGCACTGCTCGCAAAACCGCTTGCCGATCTGCTTCTGAAAGTTGTGAAGCCGACTGTGAAGAAGGTGATGAAGAAGATTGCGACTCTCCGAGGGAAGAAGACTCCGATTGAGTCTGTAATGCTCCGCCGAGGTCAGCAGCGTCAGAGGAATAAGGCGATTCGGATTTTGAGGGGGCGGGAATAGGATGTTGGTGATTCTGTAATAGATTCACATTACTTACCTGCACGTCTGCACAGATAGCAGCATACTTTGTCCCAGGTGCAAAGCGAATACCTTCCTTCAATAAATTTCCACAATTTTTTAGTCTCGCGATCTCAAAATCGAGTCGCTTGTTAGCAGTTAGTTGTTGCATCATCTCAATGTTAGATGCTGCTGCTGTCTTACATAAGTCTTGTAGTTTCTTATCCAATGGTCTAGACCATGTGGCAGAGAAACCAATACCAATGCTGTAGTTATCTTTTTGACCTGTCCTAGTAGGGACGTGATAGAGAATGTCTCCAGGATTGTCAAGCGAACCGTCTTCATTAAGGTCACGCATGTCATACACAGGGTCCATATAGTATGGCTCATATGGTTTCTGTGCTGACGCTGTGCCTGTCACATAGGGCGTGAAATTCATGGTGGGTCCTTGACACTGGATACCATTCCCGTATGTGTTAGTAATATATGGACCCTGTAAAACCTGAATTGCCTGGTTCGTCACTGAGCCTGAGCTATTCGCGATTGGAGATGCTGTTGCACTCACACCACCAACAGTCTCAGCGTTAACTGGTGCTGCAATAAACAGTGCTATTACTGGGTAAAGATACTTGTGGTATCTGTTACGCTTGTGACCTCGGTCACTCTTTGAATAATTGTTTGCTGAGTCAGCCCTGGTCCCTGCAGTGTCTCGGTAAACTGAAACGCCTGCCCTGGTGCTGTCTGCGTGAAGGACGGTTTGCCCGTTACGGTTGTCCATGAAGAAGTCACTCCATCAATAGTTACATTGTTAGTCCCTGTACCAGGATTTAGGTTACCAGAAGCGGTAATTCCTGAGCCAGTCACGGAATACTGATATCCCGTGTTGTAGTCCATGCTGTTTATGGTCTCGGTCACCTTTGAGGTGGTCTCCGTGTGGCTCGTCATTGAGCCCTGTGTGAAGTTTGGGACCACGGGGACCGCCTGGGCAGGAGCAAGTATGGCACTTGCACCCACCACAGACAGGACAGACCAAAGTATCGTCTTTCCAAAAGTCATTACGACCTCCTTCAGTCAATTACGGTTATCTCCGACACAAATTGTCCTGTCGCAGATGTGCCAGCTCCGCCAGCAGTCACGGTTAATACACCTGCACTGGTTACAGTACCTGCAAGTGTGTCTTTGGTGCCAGCTGAGTAAGAAGTAACTGACCCGAAGTTAGGAATTGTGCCAACAGTTGCAGCACTTTGAGGTACTGCGTCAGCCTGTGTATAAGACTGGGAGAAACTAAATGCTGCACCAGGAGTATCCTGAGTTGCTGCAATAGTTCCTGGAGAATATACACCAGAGGTGATAGTACCAGCAGAAACTGTGTTTGCAGTATTGCCGTCCGTAGTATCAATATTTGATCCTGCGACACTGAATGAAGAACCAATTCTTGTAGCCTGAGTACGAGCAGCGTCAACAGTCAACTGCACACTCGAAGCATGTTTAGTAACGAGACCACCTGCTTGGGCGGCACCCGCTGTCATCAAAAGCATAACGATAGGAAGCAGAGACTTTCTCATTTCCATCAGTTGTATAGTGCTAAGCCTATTTAGACAGAAAAAAATGTTTACGGTAAACCGCCGAAGTTGCATATATAATGTGGTTGCCTTCGGGGACCACACACTACCACTCGCTTTATAAGGAGCTATGGACATTACTAAGTTTACGTCGAAAGACATCGACGCTATTTTTGATGCGTCTCAAAGATTTTCAGTAGGTTTTGACGACCTATTCTATCGCTTGCATTCCTACGGGGTAGGATCACCAGGCGGTCAGTATCCTCCCTACAACATTGTTAAGGAATCAAACGTCAAGTGGAGGATTGAATTAGCACTCGCTGGTTGGTCACCAGAGGACATTGAGGTATCTACAGAGACCAATGTCTTGCTGATCAAGTCTAAGTCAAAGGACACAGACACAGCAGAGTATGTCCATAGGGGTGTTGCAACTCGGAGTTTCGTCAGAGGTTTCAACTTGGCAGATGATGTCGAAGTCGGCACAGTCAGCTTCACAAACGGTATGCTTGTGGTAGACTTGCAGAAGATTATCCCTGACCACCAGAAACTGAAGGTTTATGAAATCCAAAATACTGCACTACCTCCGAGTAGCAGTGAGTCACCCAGCGACACACATTAACATTATCTCTATTGGGATGTTGATCATGATTGGATTGCTGCATAATCATGCACACTTCTCCATGGAGCAGGATGCAGATGCATATGTCAGACAATGGTGTAGGTCTTCAGATGAAAACAAAGCGATTTGCAAAAGTTACAGCAGCGATTATTGATATATACTGGGTCTAGTGACAAACGAATCGATGAACGTAACTATCAAGCAATCAGACGGGACCGCAACAACTTTTGAATGTGACGGTGATACATATATTCTTGACGCAGCAGAGGAAGCAGGAGTAGATATGCCATACTCCTGCCGTGCAGGTGCCTGTAGCACCTGTGCTGGTAAGATTGAATCAGGCACAGTGAATCAGGAGGACCAGTCCTTCCTAGATGATGATCAGATCGCAGCAGGATTCCTGCTCACATGTGTCTCTTATCCTACATCTGATGTAGTGATCCTTGCAGAGCAAGAAGAATATCTCTACTGACATATATAATATGCAACTGAAGAGACCACCCGTGCGGGGGTCTCTTTTTGTTTGGAGTTGATTTTAATGAATATGTATGTTAATCTGTGTAGTGCATACACAGAGAAGAGCGAAACCCTTACTCTTGACGTGCCACCTGATCAGATGGAAACGTTTATGCAGTATGTCCACGTCCTTGCTGACGAGAAAAATATCTCAGCACGTCGTGCCTTTCAAGACATGGTGCAAGGGACTTACGAACAACTAATGGAAAAAGATTATGAGCGTAAAAATCGCAAGAATGCAAAGCGGCGAGGACGTAATCGCTGACGTTAAAGAAGTCAGGGCATCCGAAGACCACACGTTGCCTCTCGCGTATCAGTTTACTCAACCATACTCAGTGGTGATTGAGCAACCTGCTGATAAGATGTTTGACTTCCAAGGTGAAGAAACTGTCCCTGATGAGATGGACCTGTCTGACGTGCAGATTAAACTGTATCCATGGTCTCCATTGACCATTGGCAACAACATCGTATCTGTAATGTCAGTTGTGAGTCTCGGTGATCCTCACGAAAACGTCACCGAAAGTTACAAGGCCATACTAAAGTCGCACAAACCTGCTGGTATGAGCGTATACTTCGATGAAGAAGATGCCACTGCAAGAGACCTATGATTAAAGTTTTAATTCTAAAAAACAATCCAGACACTTACATTATTGGTAAACTGACTGAGATGGATGAAGAGCCTAGTCTCCTGGTGGAAGACTCGCATGTGATTCAAGTGGATGGCACTGTGCAAGTGTATCCTCTACACACTGACCAACGATTTATCTTCTTGACATCCACCGATATTATGTCTATACTGGATCCTGCACCCGCAGTGCTGGCAGCATACCAGAAAGCAGTTAATGAGTGATTTTTATACAAGTGTCTGTCTACTGGGCGATGACATTCTCATCCGAGGTTACGAGCACGGATCTCCCGTGCAGTATCGGGAGAAGTCTCGCCCTACTTTGTTTCTAGTGCCCCAAGCGCAACAGAAGAAGAGTAAGTTTAAGACACTGGATGGTCGTTATGCTTTCCCTAAACAGTTTG